TGCTTATCTGCTGTTCCAAGGCCTGGGTCTCGTCCGTATACTTTGTGTAGTTGTCTATGGTGCGTATGACATAGAGTAACCGCGTGTACATACAATTCGTCGTGGTGATCCTCTATAAAGTCCTCTCTAAAAGCAAGAACGTACATAGGGTTTAAGTCATTTTCCCGAACCCATTTATGTACTAGAGGTGCTAACGTATAATAATGGTGGAAGTCAAGTTTCTCTGTTGCTCCACAAATGTAGCACTCCGAACCTTTGTCGTACTTATTCTTCGCTTTGTCTCGAATATATTTTACTATATCTCGTTTAAGTGTGACCATCAGGTTCTTGGATTTCTAATTTTTCAATGATAGAATTATACCTAGTTTGGGGTATCATGTCAAACATTATTTTTGACCAGGTATCCTAAAAACTTGTTGCCGAAGTCTCAAATGAGTATAATGCATACCTCAACGCGTCGGCCATGTGCGATGCATAATTGTGTTTCGGTTTCTCTTTGAGTAGGTTGGGATTGGGGTCCCACTGGTATTGATCTAACGCAGAGAGCGATTCTTTGCAGGTTTGTTCAACAAGTAATTTGTCGTTATCTACAATACTTGCGACGTGTGCAATGCCATCCAAAACTGACTTCTTTGCGTTAATTGTTGAAATATCGTAATTCTGTGCAAAGTCGAACCTGGTCTGCTGTGCAGCAGAGTCAATATAAATGTAGTCAATACCCCACTTATCAATTCGTTTTTGTATTTCTTTTGCGTGGTTTTCTGTTGTTTGTTCTGCATCTAAGTATTCATCCAATAAGTAAAACTTTTCTTCGTCCCAGTCATAAGCAATTACGCACAAAGCCGTTGGGTCTCGATAGCCTACATCCAGCCCTGCAAATATATCCATCTTGGATGTATCAATCTCGTCGAAGTTCCCGATGCACTCTTCGTGATTAAAGTTCCAAATCTGACCTTCATATGTGTTGAAGTCTGCTTCGTATTCCTGTCGGAACTCAGCCTCGGACATAGATTTTCGAGCTTCCGCAATATCCGTCTCAGACATCCGAGGATTATCTTTATAAGTAGCTCGAATAGACGCCCATTCTTTAAATTCATCTGAAAAGCCTCTGTAGAAAAAATCTGAAAACCAGTTGTTCTTTCCTCTTGGCGTAGATATAAAGATAGCCTTTGAATTGTCTTTGTCTAGTGTGGGTCGCAGGGCTACGTTAAAAGCATCCCTGCCATCGGCCAAAGCAGCCTCATCGAAGATGATAAGGTCGTAGCTACGACCAACACAGCTATCAACCTGATTAACACTTCCCATTCGAATTGTGGATCCATTTGTTAGTTCTATTACCTTATCTTTTGCATTGTCTTTTGCAACTTCCAAATCGAAGTGCTTTATCAAATTCCTTTGCAGATCAAAAGAAATCTGAGACAGGGCATAGTTGGGGGACATTATGAGTATGTTTGAGTTCGGGACTAGTGACACTAGCTGTCCGATTATGTTTGCGATGTAGGTTTTACCCTGCCTTCTCGAAACTGCCGCACATACAAAACGGTATTTCGGATTGTTAATCGCATTTATGATAGCCACCTGACTGGCAAGTGGCGTTATGCCGAGTAGTTCCAAATATGGGTCTACTGGTAATTTGAGAAACCTTGTCTCAGATTGTAACTCTAGTAGCTCTTCGGACACTACGTCCGCTCTGCTAATCTCTACTGCCATTGTGGCCTCTTACTTCTTGCTACCTGTATATAATCCAAACCATGCGGCACCCGCACCTACAATAATCGATATAAGTCCTGACTGCTCAAGGGTTGGTGCTTCTAAGTCCATAAACCACATTGTGCTATAGTATAAAAGAAAAATGTATACGCTTAAAAATGCTCGTGGAAAGATTCTCCAGCTGTCCACGGCTTCCGCCAAGTCTATCCACTTCTGATACTTATTCTTGCCTTCTTCGCTCATACTTTCTCCTTAACGTGCGTGCCTCTTTTCTTGTGACCGTTCCACGCTACAAAACCAAAGAGACGCAAAGTCCAGTAGGCAAGGTAGTTCAAAAACTTGAATCCGTTTACTTCAATGCAAATGTCTCGAAAGATTCTATCCCAGTGTGCCTGGTCTTTATAACCCATCGTTGTGCCATCATCATGAAGAAGTGTTGCATACTTGTACCCATAGTCATGAACTAATCCACCCATGAGTAAAACTCCTACAGGCGAAAGAAAGGTTGCGAGAAACTTCGGTACAGAAGCCCCATCAAACTGAAAGCCTGCAGGGATTATGTAATTTGATCCCTCTAATTCAAACCAGAAGTCCTCTGCGACCTCCCACTTTCGAGTACCGAGAAGCCACAGAAGGATGCCTTTCCAAAACCCTTTGTCTTTTGTTTCTATTGGTATAGGTTGTAATACGGGCATACCAAAGGGCATTTTAAAACCTACACGCTGTTCTCCTTGACCGTCAAACCAACTGATCACAAAACCGATTAAGACTAAGACAATCAGTACGCTCCATTGCCAAAAAGTTGTTGCAAGTTCTAAAAGTACGTCCATATTCTATTCCTTATACCTTTTTAGTGTATTTAACACCACGATAGACTAAAGTTATTTCTCTCATAGTATTTCTCCTATAGCCTTGTCTGGCGTTCCTTCAGGCTAACTGCTCCCTACTTCCGTCCTTGGAGGATGAACGAGTTTACCACTTTACTTTGTTGGCCCAGTAGGCCGCGCTCATTTTACCTCTTGCAATGTTCTTTCTATGCCGAGCTTTAAATGAGGCTCTTTTTCTTTTCATCGCTTGGCTTTCGCCTTTCTTCGGCTTGCCTGCGGTTTTAGCACCTTGCTGTCCGAAACGAATAGTCTTTACTTTATGACCGACTTTTGCCACGACAATGTGTGACTTCTTCGGGTGTCGAGGCGTTCGCTTCGGTTTGTTGTAACCGCTAACGCCTGCTCTTTTTAGTAGACTTTTTCCTCTTTTTGCGTGTGCCATTTCTGTATCCTGAAGCGTAGATTGCTCTACCCTGCTTTTCGGCCTCTGCCTTTGTTCTGTAGGTCTTGCCAGATTTTCCCCAGCGATAACCTCCTTTAACTTTTCTTACGGGCACGTTTTCTTCTCCCTAGAGCGATACGCCTCTGTATCAGAGAGCGAGGCACTTTCTTGCCTGCTTTGTAAAGAGCGGATATTCTCTTTAGTACAGCTGCAAGCTGTGCCCGCCTTGACCCCGTTGTTCCGCCTAAATACTTTTTAGGAATTCGTGTTCTTTTATCTTTTGGTACGCTTTTTCGTCGTCTTCTTTTTGCCACGAGTTCCTCTCTTAATATCGTTGTCCTGCGAATGACCGCCTCTTATAAAGGAGTTTACACGACCAAACGCCCACTGTGACATTGATACCCCTGGACGAGATCCTGAGCTAAGGTATGCTCCCTGTCCTCGTCTATACACTCTTGCAAGCTGCCCATAGGTGAAGCGAGTTCTCTTTGCTTTTGCCTGAAGAGTTTTCTTTACGCTTGCACTTAAAGGTCTCGCTCTGCGTTTAGTACCCCCGCCTTTTCTTGCGGTTGTTTTTCGTTTTCTTCTTACTGCCACGCTTCTTCCTCTTATGAGCAGAGTCTTTCATTAGTCTACCCCCTGGCATGAAGTGATAGCCTTTTGGTGCTCTTTTTCCTCGATATGTCTTTCTCATACCTTTACTCACCTTTTTGGTCACCTTTAACAGTGTACCGCTTTTCATCATTTTGTCAAAGCGTTTTAGGATTGTCCTAAGATTTCCTACCACGCTTCTTTCTTAAGATTGCGCGTTGCAACGCTGGGGGTAGCTTCTTCTGCTTTGCAGTAAGTCCATTACCATTGCTTTTCTTTTTCTTTCCATTCTTACGTTTTTTCTTTTTACCTGCATGATATGGCATTATACGTCTCCACACTTACAAGGGTCACATTGACAAACTTCACATTTACACATATTAATACTCCCGCTCTAGCTGTTTTACTTCCAGCTCTTTGATTTGTAACTCTAACTCCCTCACTCTTTCTACAGTATTTTGTACTTCGGGCGGAGGAGTAAAGTTATTAATCCACTCTTCGTTTTCTTTTACGTCTTCTTTTATCAAGTCTACGTCATGTTCCAGAAAAGTTATTCTCTCTGTAATTGACGTATACCCCCATACGGAGATTGCTGTGAACGCCACCAAACCTATGAGGTTTTTGAGTGGGATTGCGAGTTCTGTTGTTTCATTTAATTTTGTTGCTGGCATTTATGATTTCCATATGGCCATTATCAGCCAAACTATTCCCATTGAAAAAACCCAACAAAGTGTACCCATCGCTGCCCAGCCCATATACTTTCGTAATTCTTTGCGTCTTGCTCGAATACGTGCGACTTCTTTTTCATGGGCTATTCGTGACTCTTCCATTCGAGTCTTTATTGAGTTATACAGGTCTCCTTGACCCTGCATCAAACATATATCTTTTAATTGTCTATCAAAGTTAAGTAACTGTCTTTTGGCGCTTTCCATAGCGAGAGCTTCTTTGTAGCTCATTCGCCCTGTTCTAGCTTTTTCTACTTCCCTATACTTTTCTGAGGCACCCGCAAATCTACCGATTACGGCCTGTAAGTCCCCCGCGTTCCCTGCTGATTGTTTGATGGTGTTTATACCATCGTTCAGAGCTTTCAGCGCGCTTATAACTGCTGCCACCTCTCCAATCACATATTGTCTCCGATCTTACTCGCATATCAACCTATCCGTTAAGTAGCGTTATAATGATGCCGCCTAGAAAAAGAATGACAGTTCCCGTAGCTCCTAGCAGCATATTCTGTAGTCTGTCCATCTTTGCGTCCATGCGCTCAAGACGGGCAAAAATAGTTTTCCACCGCTCCTCGCATTGAACTTCATGAGCGGCAAACCTTGTATATATTTCGTTCAAATCAGGCTGTTCCATTTAGTAGTTTATCCATTAACTTGCCGTAGTTACCTTGTCCAAAGGGCACGCCTTCATTTATCTGAACGTTTGTTTGATTCTTAATATTTGATGCGTTTGCTTTTTCCAACTCTGCTTGTGCTTTGATTTCGTCCATACGCATCTTATGTGCCATTTGTAATAAGTCAGCTAAGTCCTTGCTTGAGTAGACGCCACTTTCCTGCGCTTCTTCTAGCTTTGACTGTATCATCTCATCTAGTAAAGATCCAATGTTGTTCTTGTTTCGATATCCAGTATCGAGGTAGACCGTATCGATGTACTTCTTTACTTCTCGTCGATTTAAGATATCAACAACCTTCTTTTCTTCAACTTGCAGCTGCTCGCAAACACCCCGAATATTCCCAAGAGTCAGGTACGAATTCGCTACTTCAAGTCCTTCTGGAGAGATTGTTGTTATTTCTTTAGCCATGGGAAGATTATACTCAAAAGGGG